CCACCGTCATTGTAGCTATGAAGCACGCCGGTAAACGCGACGCGCAAGCCGTAGACGGTCGTGGTGCTCCCTCCCGGGCGAATGTGATGCCAGTCGCCCGAGATGCCGGTCCAGCCGATGCGCGACTCAAGCCGGCCGGAGATGTCGCCGTTCGTCGGCGCACCCGCGGTTTCGTTGAACGCGGGAACCGCGGTCGTCGCCATGCTCACAGCAAGCTGGTTGCCCTTCGAGGTCGTGTTTGGCACCGCGTTATTGAAGTCGCTTTGACCGGGTACTTCGGTCCAGTTGACCAGCGCGTTGCTCGTGATGTCCCACTGCAGGAAGAACGCCCAGCAGGTCACGCCCGTCGCCACCTGTGGCGTAGTGCCTGCTCCGATGGACCAAGTGCTGTACCCGCCCGCAGCACGCCAAGGGGTTGAGCCGACGGCGTAGCCGGGGCGCACGCTCAAGTCCCAATAAACTCGGAGTGCTACGTCCGAGGTCAACGTCCACCCCGACGGCCCGAAGCTCAACGGGGTGAACGTGCCGGCTGCATCGCGCACAAGGAACGGCGCCGGGTTGCCACCGACCGCGGTGTCGGTGTTGAAGGCGCCGTGCTTCCAGTCGTTGCGGCCGATGATGGCCTTGGCCATGAGCGGGGCCATGAACCGGGTCGCACTGAACTGCGGCAGATCAAACGCGGCATCGCGCGTGTTAAAGGCATTAATTGCATTTGACTGAGAAAAAGCAGTGAACCGCGAGTTGAGGTCTGTCGCGGTGACTGCCTGCCCGTCGTCAATAGGCGGCGTTGTGATGCGGCTCATAGCTTACCTCCACCGGCCGATGGCCAGGAACCGACCGCCCCAAATGTGTGCATACATGAGGTTGTTGTCGGGCGCTGCGGCGTTGGTGTTGTCGTTCGCGTCCTGCGAGGGGTCGGTGAGCCGGAACTGCACCTGCACGGTCAAGTCGCCCGCCGGTAAGATGGCGCTCCCGAAGATGCGAACTCGGCCATGATGGGCTTTGCCACGCCGTTCTACGATGGTCACGCCGTTTACGAGGATGCGTAGGCGGACATATGCAGGCGACCCAGGCTTCCCGTCGTTCGTGCCCCGGGCAAAGATGTTGCAGGCATAAGTATTTGCTCCGTATTCGATGTAAAGATTGCCGCCCTTGAAGCCTGTGATGGGCACCGGCAGCGCGCTTACGTCGGTCCAGCCGCCAGCGTGTACCTGAATGGTGCTGGCCTCCTAGGCTGTATCCTGCACGTTTGCGTCGGCGTCGGCCTGCTGTTGACCTTGCCGAGCAGAAGGGACCTGTGCATCGGCCCATACGCGGTGCAGGGCGTAGTCCGTCAACCGCGCAGTGTCCGAGAAGGCCGCCGGTGCCTGCTCCCGGCTGAGTGTAGTCATGCTGGACTGGCTTGACTGCAGCTCTTTATTCAAGGAGTCGGGGGAAACCGTTGTGCTTGCGGTCACCTCACGCTCAGTCCACCGCTTCATGAGCGCACCCCCGCAATGACGCGCGTGCCCTTTGTTTGGTACTCATACTCGTAGCCGACAAGCACGATGTCCGCCTCAGTCTCAAGCTCGAAGCAGAACCACGCGGCGCTTTGGTGGGCCACTGAAATGCGAAGCGGCACAAGGCGTTCATCGGCAAAATTCGTTTGACCGATGATTGCCTTGTCGTAGACCGGCAACACCCCGGCGTCGGGCGGCTGAGCGAAGTAGCTGCGCTCCGAGGTGGGCGTGAGGCTGAAGTCCTTGTAGTGCCGGAGGGTCACCTCTACGTTGCCAGTTGTCAAAAGCCATAGAGTGACGTAGTTGACCTGCTTCTGTATCTGCGGGTCGCCAAAGGCGTTCCACGCGCTGCGGTACACGCTTGTCGGCGGGTCTGTGTAGACCAGGGTTTCTTCGCCCTGAACCTTGCCAAGCGCGCGCTTGCCGCTGAGGACGAAGAGCCCGCGCTGTGAGTTGAGCGCCGGGTCTTGAGCGCCGGTGTTGTGGCCGAAGATGACGGTCCCATCGTAGAAGGCGCTCACCGCTCCGACCGGGAAGCCGACCCGGGTAGACCACGGGGCCACGGTGTCAACCGCCGGGAGCCGGTCAACGTGAAGCACAAGCGCGCTGTTCGGGCGGTCGTTGCCATTGAGCGGGACATACAGTTGGTATTCACGCATCTTTTCGCTGAAGACGGCAACAGCCCTCGGGTGGCAGTCCGGCGTGATGCGCGAAACAAAGCCGTCTTGGTTGCTGGTGAGGTTGATGACCTCCGCACTGGCGCCTCCGACAAGACCGCCGGTGATGGCGTAAACGCCGTCGGTTGCGAGGAAGACGACGCCCAGGCCAGGGACGGCTTTGATGCTGTGCGGCGCCCTGCAAGTGATGCTGTTGCTGATGGTCGTGACCGTGAAGCCCGCTGTGAAGTCGCCCTGCACAACGTCAATGCCATTTTCGCGGAATACCAACAGGCTCGTGTAGTTCGAGAACAGCGCTGTGATGCCGCCACCAGTGCTACTCAGCTCAATGTAGGCGTCCGCCGGGAACTGCTCAATCAAACCAGCGGTGCTGAAGTAGAGCGTGCGGCTGTCATCCAGGCCGCCGTCAAGGAAGAGGCACCCGTTGTAGAGCGCGCTGAAGCGTGCTGCGGGTGCGGGTAGGGGCCCTGTGGCGATTTCAGGCGCGGGCTGTCCGAGGTTGGCCGATGCCACGGCGTCAAAGTACAGGGTTTCTACGTTGTTGCGAATAACCTCAATGAAGTAGAGCGTAGTGTCCCCTGGGAAGTCCCAGTCATCGCTGTAGTTTTGAGTGCGGTAAATCTTCCGCGCGACAGTGCCCTTCGGGCCAACGGGGATGTCAACGCAGACGGCGTGCCTGAAGCCCTGCGCGTCGGCGTCAAGCGCCCAGGCCACGCTTGCCAGCGACGATGACGGCCCTTCGGACCCGGTGTCGCTGATGAAGCTCACGCTGTAGCCAAACAGCCCTTCGCGGTCCCCGTCGTTGCCGCCGACGTTGTTGCTGAAGCCGAGCCCCCAGCGCCCGCCGTCGGGGATGGCGTTGCCCTCGCGCGGGCACCAAAGGGTGACAGCCCCGCCGCCCGGTGCGCGCACGTTCGGAGGGAACGGCGGGGGAGGCATGGGCTTGACGTTGTGGGGCTCTACTGCTGTGGGAAGTCCGTCAAAGCCGAAGTTTCTGATGCACTGCGCGATGGTAGACGCGGAGTCCACGATAGAGCCGAGTGGCCACGGCTTCACGATGACGGGCCGATCAAAGCCGTTTGTGATGACCGTGCCGTAGCCCGTGTCCGTGTACCAGCTTGACGCCTCCGTCGCGGTTGGCACATGGCGCCCTGTTGCCAAGGTGCGGAGAACAGGTGTGCCGGCCGCGTCGTAGAGAAGGTGCAGCTTGCCCTCTTCCTCGAAGAGAACATGCTGTCGCGCACCTCCGGCAAGGTGCTGTGCTACATGCAGCGAATAGATCGGGCCGCAAGTGTCAAACGGCGTCCAGTTCACGGCGCCGGGAATGAACGGCTCGTAGCCCAGCCGGGTAGACCAGCCGCCAGTTGCCTTGTCGGTGACGAAGTTCTCTACCCGCCCAGCATTTTGCGGGTTCTGCGGGAGCCGAGTTTCGAGGCCGCCAGCGATGGGCGTCTGGTAGACGTTGCCCTGCATCAAGACCTCACGGGAGCAGCCGCAGCGGGCCGAAGGGGTTGGTGACGTAGCGGTAGCCCGCGGTCGGCGTGCCCTTAATCAACCTGCGCGGCACAGCCTTGAGGTATGCTTGTTCCATGCCCTTGTAGAGCGTGTCCTTTTTTCGCATGTAGACCTGCGACAGCGCGGGGTTGCTCACCTTCATGGTCACGTTTTCCAGCGCCGCGTATGCGATGATTTGAGCGTAAGCGGCGGGAATAAGAGGCGCGTCTTGATCTTCGAGCATCCGGCTCGGGCTGATGAGCATCCGGCAGTCAAGGTTCTGGTCTGCCGACGGGTGCGGGTAGAGCTGAACGGACTGGTAGACCGCGCTTTGGTCCCATTGGTAGCGAATACTGGTTGACTGGAAGTTTTGGCCGCTCAAATGACTGAGGGCCAAGTTCGGGGTCAACGTGATGCCGCCCGGCGGGGGCACGGTGTCCACGCCGACGACGGTTAGGTTCTCTACAATAGCGTCGCGCACGCGCACGGGGGCAAGGATGTTTGCCTCCGGGCAGGTGAAGTAGTAGCGCCTGTAGTAGCCTGTTTTATTCGGAATAGTCTCAGGCGTGAAAGTCAATGTCTGTGTATCGCTTAGCTCAAATGATTGCACCTTTGAGAAGGCGCTCTCAAAGCCATCGCTGGCATCGCGCGGGTAGACCGGGAAGTTGGTGCTTTGCGGAGCCCATACATTAACCATGTAAACGTGGATGGTCCGAACACCCTGCCCAGGCGCGGTGTTGACGATGGCCACGCCGCGCGGAGTCGTTGGCGCGGCTACGCGCAGCCCTTCGGAGGGCAGGTATGCCTCAATGGTGCCCAGCAGGTCGGGGTCAAGGTTGGCCTCTTCACGCTCCCACTTTGACAAGAAAAGCGCCTTGGCGGGGATGCCAACGGAAGGGTCGGCCACGTTCTGCACCTGCATACAGTCCGAGGGCAGGTAGACTTCACGCCGGTAGAGCTTGGCGTTGTAGGCTCCGGTCACGCCCTCGAAGTCACGGTCGAGGAAAAGCTGGTTTGTAGCCGATACATACCGGACGACGTAGTAGCGGGTCACGCCTGCACTGTCGGTAATTTCCAGCCGACCATTCTCGAAGTCGGAACCCGGCTTGATCAAGCTCCCGCTGAACGGGAAGGGGCCACCAGTGACAGTGCCCGAGCCGTTGGTGACCCCTACAGGTAGTGCCTGTACATCCGTCCAGACCCGCAGTACCCGGTCGCGCATGGCGAAGTCCCACGGCCTGTCGGTGAGGCAGCGGGTCTGAGAGTCGTTCAGAAGCGCGACAAGCTGCTCCCGGTAGGCGTCATTGGTGGGGTCGTAGTCAAGCAAGTTTCCTACGAAGTCAATGAGGGAGCCGAGGTTCATTGATGTCCCCTAAGAGAGAAGCCCCCGCCCGCTTGGGGCGGACGGGGGCAGTGTACCCTGTTTGGCAGGGTAGCGAAGGTCAGGTCATGCTGGGCAGGACGTAGACCGGAATGGCCGTCTGCGTAGTAGCCGAGGCCAGCGCGATGCCGCACGCCCGAGCGGTAGAGGCGGCTGCCTGCGCGATAGCCCGGCCAGCGGTGGCCGTGACATCGGGCTGCAGGGCCATACCGATCAGGATGTCGGTCTTCGCACCGGCGGCGTCCACCTGTGCGATGGCGATGCCACGGGTGACCACATTGATCTTGGAACCAGCCGTGAGGGTCTGTCCAGGCTCAGCCGAGCTAAGGACAACGCCCACAACGATGCTGGCCTGCGACTCAATGGTGGCGGCAGCGTTGAGGTCGCTGGCGGCGGGCCGGACGAACAGGGCCGCCTCGGCGTAGTCGTCAATGACCGTGGTTGACGGGGACGGCGACTTGGTGAGGTCCAGCGCGACCCACTGCCCGAGGGCAACGGTAGTACCCGCGATGAATGTCTCAACCTGCCGACGGTTGACTTCAGTAGCAGCAACATCCGTTGCCGAAGTGTTGGTGCTACCGAGGTACTGGACGAGAGTAGAAGTAGCCATTTTGATCAGGCCTCCGCGTCGATCAGAATTCCGTGACTGGCAAGATGGCCAGTCACGAGCTGCAGCCTGCAGAAGACCATCGCAGCCTCGGTGGCCGTGCCAGGGACCGGCAGCATCTCCGAGAGCTGGAACCAGCCGTCTTGATCGGCATAAAGTTGGAACATATCGCTCGAAAGCGCGTAGGCGGACACAGGCTTCGCGCCCATGCCGGAGCCGGCGTTGGCGGTGAAGCCGAGGTTCGGATCAACGTAGATCTTCGCCCCGCGCCACATACCCACCATATCGGCGTCCAGCGAAGCCCGGTCGGCCGCGCTGATGTACTGCACCTGCGACTGCTGAAGCGACTGGAAGACGCCGTAGCAGGCCGGGCTCATGAGGATGATGTCGGGGAACTTACCGCCAGGGTGGAAAAGCTGGCAGTTGATCATGAGCTGGTCAAGGTGGCTCAGGTCGAAGGCACCGCCGCTGTCAAAGAACTGGTTGAACCAGTTCTGCGTGCGGAAGGTCGTCTTCGCTAGACCGCCGACGGTGTTGGCCTGGGACGCCTGCGCGACGCCCTCGAACCAGCCGGTGGCGTTGGCCGTGAGCGTGGAAGTGCCGTTGCCGTTGAGGGTCTGCAGGGTGCCCACAAGACCGTCGCCGCGAATGACCTGCTGGTTGACCTGCTTCTTCAGGCCCAGCATGACGTTCCGCATCTTGCTTTCGAGGATGTTGACCACCGCGAGGTCGCCTTTGTTGGCGGCCTTCTCAACGGCAGACAGCACGATGGGCTGAGTGAAGTTCGCCCACTCGTACTTGGCGCTGTTGAACGGGTCGGTCACCGCCATGTTGACGGGCTCGAAGCCGTTGTTCAGCACCGAAAGCTGAGAGTGCTCACCGAAGATGACCGGCTGCTCTACGCGGGAGCCGCCGGACACTTTCACGGGGTTGCCAGCCTGCTCAATGGCCCGGAAGAGCGGGTGCGACACGAAGCTGTTGTCAATCAGCTTGTCGCGGAGCAGCTGTAGAGTAGTACTGAGGATTGACGGGTTGATGGGCATTTTGCCCCTCCGATTGGTGAAAGACTACGGGGTTTGGAGTACCCAGGGCAGGGTTCCTTGCGCCGC